GGGTGAAATCACCGCAACACAGTCCTTCCTACCTTCTGCTAATTGTATAAGTTTATTTGCTTTTGCTTGCTCTTCTTCTTTTGATCCAGAGCATCCACCTTGTAATAAGAATCTGATATCACTGTCTACTGGATCTGCAAACTTATCGTAAGAGGTTAGAATGTCACCAAGTGGTGCATCGTAAACCCCAACTCCTGTGTAATCAAGACCACCTGTGAGTGAGTAACCTTTGTTACCTATAGAACTGAACTTGATGTTCTTAGCATCTTGACCCCATGAACCTGCTGCAGAAGTAATGGATGTGAATCCAGTTGAAAATCCGCCAGGTAATATAAGTGTACTGTGATGTGAGTCGTCTGCTTGAGTAACGTGTGCTCCAGAGAAAATATACTCTGAGTTATTTGCTAGGTAATCTTTATAATAGATTGACTCTTTACCAGATGCTTCTCCATCTTTTGCTTTAGATAAGTTTGGAAACTTCTCTAGAACTGATCCGACATCTCCAGTGACTCCACCACTAGCATCGATAACCACAACGTGTAAAGCGTCGTTAGTACCGTCTCTTCTTGATACATAATTATTTGTTTTTGGTTTGTTGAGAACTGATCTCCAAGATATAGTTGTAAAATCAGTACCACCATCAGCAACACTTGTAAGTATGTTCTGGCTGTTATACCAATCAACAGAAGTAATAGTTGAACTCTTACCTACTGTTGAACCTGAGTTGTTCACGATGTTGAGCATCGTACCCGTCTTGAACTCAAATTGTGAGTTCTGCTGATAATCAACTAATGTCTCAGTGCCACCGATTACAGTGCTTACAACCTTGACATCAAGAGTTGTTGCTGTTTTACCAGTAACTACACCTTTTAGAATACCTGTTGCTGCAGCAGTTGTACCAACTCCGACAGTAACTCCTGTTAGTGCTTGTGTTACACCAAATCCAACTTTAGTAGCAGCGATTGTGCCTGTCTCTAGTGTTGGTGTAATGATCTGGTCAGCAGCATTATCAATGATTGCTACCTTTATATTTTCTGCCCAGTGACCTGGATTCTTTGCAGCAAAATACCAATTGGTATCATCTGCTTGGTTATTATTGTAATCTTCTAATCCTTCAAGAAGAAGAGTTGTGTTTGCTAACCCTACAGCAACGTTTGCTGTGTTCAAGTCACCACCAACACTTCTTACAACATCTAACTTACCACCGTATGATAAGAAGTTTGATGCTGAATACCATGCTTCATAGTGGTAATCTGTGGTTCCTACACCTGGTTTTCCAAAAACCTCAACTAATTCATTCTCATTGTTTATCCTAGTAATTTCGTTACAAGGTCCCTTCGCAAAAGGAGCTGCTATTCCTCCAACAACGTTCAGAGTAAAGTCTACTCCTCCTCTGGTAAGGTCAACCTCTCTAACTGAAATTCCTGGAGATGCTAATCTAAGTGCCATTCTAACTCCCTTATGGGTCCTACTGTTATAGACTGAAATTATTTAGTTTTTTTGCGATCTATGGTGGTGTAACGAGACTACGAGTGCTTTGTTGTTTTTTATCCTGAGACAGTCCTACAAAGTTATCGCTAGGTTTGAGTGATTCCATTGTCTCGTTATACCACCTACATGAATTTACAAGTTCAAAGGATATACCATGTTTGTTTGCCATATCTCTACACTCTTGTATATTGTTCTCATTATAATTGAAAATAATATATGACCAAACAGTTTTGATCTTATACTTAGCACATCTCAACATCATCTCGTATAAGAATTCACCATCTTGATTGATCCTATACTTATGACTATCTTTTGGCAATCCATCTATACCAAAAACCCATGTAATATCATGATTCATAGAGATTATGAATGCTTGAGTCCACCATCTCTTTGGTTTGCCTGTAGCAGCAACATGAACTCTAACTGATCTTTTCTTTCTTGTGCATATCTTCAGAATTTTATGAAAGTCAGGGTGAAACTGTGGGTCAGAATTCTGACCACAAAAAGTAATTACCTCAAAGTAATCAGTTATTGATTCAATTTCTGATAACGGTAATGGTCTGCCTGGTACTTTACCTTTCTCATATCCATTTCTACCATCACGAAACATTGTCCTAGCACATGCAGGGCATTGTAAACTACATACGTTTCCTAAATCAACATTTACGGTTCGGAACTTTCGCATTTGCAATACCTATAACAATTTTCAAATGCACCATGAGGAAGTAATTCAGGTTCATTCTCAAGTTTACTCATGAAGTCTGTCCATTCTTCAGACTCCAATATCTTATCTATTGGTTGTCCTATAAACTTATCTTGTATGAGTTGTGGTATAAATCTCTTCTTATGATTATCATACCAACAACATGGAAGTAAGTGACCAGTAGCAGAGAAAGCTAGTGACCCTGCTCCAACCAGACACTTTGGTTCAATCATATGTGATACTCCCACATAAATGATCTATCACCATACTCATCTGCTTTTTTCCATCTGTCACCCTCGGTATCTACCACCTCGTCATCCTCAAGTCCATCAAGCACAAAACCAAATGGTGCCATGTCTTGTTCTATAGCATTTTTTTGTTCCTCATATATCCGTTTCCTTACATCAGAGTCAGTCATCTCCTTGAAGTAATCCTGTGCCACTAACCATGAGAATATAACAAGACACATAGCAAGGTCATCATTACAACCCTCTTCTGCTTCAAATGATTGTTTTCTTTGTATGAATGTTGTCAATTCAGATATTATATTGTAGTCACAAAATATAAGTTTATCCTCCTCAATCATTGTTTTCAAGTTTGAGCAACCTACTTTCTTTGTGACTGTACTCATTTTTACACCTAATTGTGTCTTGACACCAGAAAATCCTGATCCCACTATCTGACCTGCTCTACCACGCATGGCAACCATGAGTAAGTTTTCGTACTCAAGGTCATAGAACAATATAGATGCTACTTGATCACCAATATCATTGACCTCACATAGAACGTATGCATTATTGTATGCTGTGGCAACCTCATGAATCACAGATGGAAATAACATAGGTTTTATTTCATTGTCCCTGTACGTTGCTACAACTTTGTAAGGGAATTCTGTGATATCTGCCACAATGAAGGCACTATAATCTTTTGACACACCCCTTGCCACATCAACAGTTACAATATAATCACGTTTTTGAAAAGGTCTTTCATATACAGAGAGTTTACCGTTTTGCTCTATGGGTTGCTCATATACCAGTGCCTTGAGTTTTGCAGCTGAAATAAGAGTGTCAACAGATCCTAGGAACTCACACTCAAACTCAATAGCAAACTGTTGTTTGCTGGTGTTCTTTATTGTCTGCTCCTTCCACTTAGCATCTCTACCTGGCACCTCAGACCAATGCACCTCAGTGGCAACATATTCATTTTGTCCACGTTCAGCATCATGCCACATACGGTAGAAGTGATTCATACCATGAGGAGTGGATACTATTATAACCTTCGTTGACTTACCAGAAGATATAGTAGGATACACAGACGCAAAGAAGTCATCTGCTAGGTGGTTTTGTACGAATGCAAATTCGTCTAAGAATATTATATTGAATGACATACCTCGAACTGCAGATGCAGAGGTACTTGCTGCTATAATTTTCGATCCGTTTTCGAGTTCCATGGATCCTTTGTTCCATGCGATGATGCCTTGCTGCATCCACCTCGGCAAGTTTTCGTACGCCAGTTGTAGTCTTCCGAGGAGATCTCTAGCAGTCGCTGCTTTATTAGCGAGGATTCCGATGTTGACGTTATCATTGAAGATTGCGTAATGGAGTAAGTATGATACCACAGTTGTAGACTTTCCAGTCTGTCGTGGCATTTTACAAATATTAAATCTATGCTTATGAAAATTCTTTAGTAGTTTCTTTTGAAACTTATACATGTCAAAACTGACGAGACCCTCATCAACGTTCACAATTTTTATATGATTTTCTGTGAAATATACTGGGTCGTCTTTACACTTGAGGAATTCTTTTACATGATCCTCAGTAAATTCTTGTGTTGTATTTGCTTTTTTTAGATTAGGATTACCAAGATAGATATCACTCGTCGGCATAATCTTCTTCTATATCAGGTATTCTATCTATAAACTCTTGAAATGAGATAGATTCCTTCTTAAATGATGATGAACCAAACCCACCAGAAACAGCACCTACAGATTTTCTTGCCATGTTACCTGCTTTTTTCGCTGCTTTGCCAACTACATCAGTAGCATCCTTCATTCTCTGTTTGGTAGCATCAACAGCATCACCTACTTTTTGATCAATCTTTTCTTTTCTTCTGTCTGCAGAAGATTGATCTACATCTTTACCAATATTACGACTTGGTGAATCATCTGGTAGACCTGTAGATGGTTTTTTTGTTTGCTTAGTGGTGGTATTCTTTGTAGGATCAACTGTCTTCTTACCACTATTTGCCATCTTATTTGATGGAAGACCTTGTTTCTTAGCGATAAGACCTTTGTTCTTAGTGTACGCTGCTGCCATTCTGTCAGCAGTTGAAGTTGCTTTCTTCGCACCTTTTGCTGCTCCTTTAGCACCTTTAGCTGCTGCCTTGCCAGCCACCTTTGCTCCTTTTGCTGCACCCTTGGCACCTGCAGCTGCTGCTTTTGCACCTGCTTTTGCAGCTACTGCTGCAGCTTTTGCTGCTGCTGCGGGTATTGCTGCTACTATTGGAGCTG